TCATGAAATCCCGATATTGAGGATGTTTCCGAAAGTCTTCTGGACTTTTTGCGAAGCATCCTCTTTCATTTTTTCAGTAACGTGTGTGTAAATTCTCATTGTAGTTTTCATATCATCATGACCAACTCTTTTCATGATCGTGGTAATGTCTACACGGGCTTCGGTCAACATGCTGATATGTGTGTGTCTGAAAATATGGGGTGTTGCATGCTTCTTAATAGATGTTTTCTCGAGTAACCTTTCCATACGCACAATGATATTTTTAGGCAGGAATGGATATCCATTTTCTCTCGCAAAAACAAAATTTCCATCATGGTATTCCTCTGGCTTTATGCGTGACTGAAGCCTTCTTTTTTTCTGTCGCATTTGATAATCCTTTAGCATGTCCATGATCTGATCTTCCACTTCGATTGTACGGACTGAGCCGGCTGTTTTAGGTGGGACCAATTCATACTCTTTCATGTTGTTATTTTCTGAGTATATGGTTTTGGTTATGCGGATTTCATTGGTTTCAAAATTGATGTCGGTCCATTTTAGGGCACATAATTCACCTGAACGCATTCCGGAAAAAGCAAGTAAATAAAATCTTTCAAGATCCATGTCTAATCCAAATTCCTTCACAGTCAAAAGGAATTCTTCAAGTTCCTCTTTTTCAAAATACTTTTCTTCAATCGGGTTATTTTCGATATCTTCTACAGTTAAACGTTTTTTCGGAACGACTGCACCTTCAGTTGGGCTATGTTTCAATAGCTTTTGTTGTATGGCATATTTAAAAATCAGCCCTGCTGTAGTATGGACCCCACTTATTGTATTTCGAGCATATCCTTGTTCCGTAAGATCATTTAATATTTTTTGGTACTTTCTTGTTGTGATCTTTGCAATATTTGTTTTGGCAATATATCGGTTGAGAATTTTAATTTCTTTTGTTCTAATCCTAATGGTGCCTTTCTTGTTGCCAGTGGTAAGTGCATAATCACGAATCCAATCAGCAGCCAGCTTTTCAAATGTCATCTTTTTCACGATAGACTCATCTATGCCGTCTTCTACAAGAGCAGCAATAGCCTCAAGGACCCTTTTTTCAGCCTCTTTTTTGGTCTTTCCTCTTCTTGCTATTTGTTTGCGTTTTCCGGTGACCGGATCTCTTGGACCGTCACCGACAGCGAGCCACTTCTTTCCCTTTACTAATTCCTCAAAGTACAATTTACTCACCTCATTTTTATTGAATAGTTTTATAGAGTTCTTTATACATCATGAATGAAAACTGTTTCCTTCTGTACATTTCCAGCCGTTGCGCAGCAAAAGGATATGTTACGTTGAAGGTGTCACCTATTAACTTTATAGCCTCTGACTGCATGCGCGGCAACGAAATTTTTTCAAGCATGAATGTTGGCACACAGAAATGATACATAAAGCTATTAGCCTGGTATTCTTGCAACTGTCGGAACATGCGATTCATATTGAATTGGTTTCCACAGTGTTTAATCACATGGCCGAGTTCATGAACAAAGTCCTCCCATTGCTGCTGACGAGATGTCCTTGAATCCAACACCATGCTATAGAGACCATTTATGCAAAACATGCTGCTGGTGGTCTCCTCGTAATGAACCCATATTTCGAAAGCAGCTGCAATGCGCTCCATATCTATCTCTTCAGGAGTAAGCATATTTAATTTGAGATAGATCTTTTTCACTTCTTCTTCTAAGTGTGATAACTGAATAGCCATAATTAACACCGCCAAGATGAGAATGTATGTTCTGTTTTTGGTGTGAAAGAAAAGCCCAAGATAAAAGGGCTATTATAAATTGAGTAATTGTTTCTTCTTGATTTCATATTCTTCTTGAGTGATAGCATCCATGTCCAATAACTCTTTATATTTTTTTAACTCATCGGCTGCTGAAATACTTGGTGCTTGTGCAGATGCCGTGGTTGCTGCTGATTGCGCTGGCGCAGCCTGATGCTCCTCGATATACTTTTGAATTTCTAAAACCATTGGTAGCTCATCTTTTATAAATACGAAAGAATTATCATCCTGAATAGCATCCCATAATCCACTTGTTTCATTTGCAGCTGGGGTCAAAAATTGAAAATAACCAGATGTGACTAAACCAGGCTTTTTAATTTGAACGCCTGTTAATTCACTAATTCTGTATGATTTCTCACCACTGTAACCACGTGTAATGGTGTTAACTGCACCTTTTCTTGCAACTCTTACAAAGTTGCCATCCAAAGTAACTGTCGTTTTGGCAGATTTAAAGTAGTATTCCTTAATATTCTTCTTGAGTTCTTCTAGTTGATGTTGGTGTTTCTCTTCATTGCCAGCTATTTTTGATTCCACAAACTTATGGAGTCCTTCGATGTCGCCTTCTGATATTGAATTGATGTTTAGACTGCCATCAACTGTTTGCAAATCGATTTTATAACCAATCATAGGTTTTCGGCTGATTGAAATCTTTATAATATCTTCATATGACCATTGCGTTACAACAGGTTGCTTTTTCTTCAAAACAATGAAATATACGAGAGTTTCAGTTGCAATAAAAAGCCCCCAGGATGAGTCACCTTTCATGCACCCGCAAACGAGTTCATGAATAGTCTCGTTCTTTTCATCAAGAATAGTTTTTGCTGCTTCATATGTTTTTACAAAGTTTTTAGAGGCCTTCATCGTTTTTTTAAACTGACAATTATAAATCTCACCATTTTCAAATAAAAATGCCAACTGTAATTTCCCCTTTTTATAAAAAAATGTCATTGAAAAATTAAAAGAAGATACCCGTTTTTTTGGTACACCAATGGGATACGGTTGGGAAACCAGTGGCACACCATTGGGAGACGGGCATTTCTTCAATCCCTTGATACATAAGGGTTTGAACACTTGTAATTATTTACATTGGTACACGAATGGGATTACATTAGTTACCATTAGACTTTTTTGGGAAACTTCTATTAATAACTAAATAACTAAAGAATAACTAAATCAATATAGATTAGTCATTGCAATACTTTTGCTTAAAGGAGTGTCAATCATTCTCTCTATTCGGAGATTTACGACCTTTTTCTTTTTCTTTTAAGTACTTAATAAAGTCAATAGCTTGTCTTCGTGCTTCTTCTGAAAAATCAGATGCATCTTTAAAGGCGATTTGTAAATCGGGATCTTCGAATAAGTCACTATTAAAATTATTAGGTTTTTTGCCTGTAAGGATATAATCAGTAGTTACGCCATATAAATTGGCTATTTTCACAAGCATTTCACCATCAGGCTTCCGCAAACCATATTCCCAGTTTGCATAAGTTGACATGGTTTTAAGACCTAATTTCTTTGCAACTAGAGATTTGCTCCAACCCTTTTTCTCTCTTAATTCGGTTAAGACTTTCCCTGTTATATTATCCATATTTATACACCTTTTTTTCATTTGCTGTGTAAATTTTAACACGTTTTACACACGGTAAATAAATAGTTACACAAAAAGAATAAAAATATATTGACTTACCCTTGGTGTGTATATTATGATGAGATCAACAAATGTTACACATAGAGGGTAAGGTGGTGGAACAATAATGCTTAGAAAACTCCGAGATACAAGACTCGCTCAAGGAAAAACTCAGACATACATGGCGAAACAACTTGGCTATAGGTACGCTAGCGGCTATGCCAACATAGAAATGGGCCGCACAAAACCAAGCCTTGAGAAAGCTCAACAAATTTCTGAGCTCCTTGATGGTGATGTAAACGAACTTTTTTTTGATGAAAAGTTACACGAAAAGAGTAAAACAACAGCATAGGAGGTTAAAGATATGTTCACTATGCAGTACGACGAACAATTCATAGATCAGATTGCTGCAAAGATTGCAGACAGAGCAACTGAAATGCTTGTTGAACGTCTTGGCTCACTGAATGAACTCCCTCATGTTCTTACAAGGGAAGAAGCTATGAAAGTTCTTCGGTGCGGTCAAACTAAAATGTCAGAATTGATGGCTCGGCCTGATTTTCCGGTTAACGATGAGTTCGGAAAGAAAATACCAACACAATTACTTTTCAAATGGATCGAGCGGAACACCCGTTGGATTGAAGAAAATACAAAGTATTTTCACAAGGAGGCAACAGCGTGAATCAAATCGTTTTTATTGAAGGCAACCAAGTTGTAACAGATAGTCTTACTGTCGCAGAAGTCTTCGGAAAACGTCATGACACGGTTTTGCGTGACATCAGAAACCTTGATTCTAGTAAAGAATTTAATCTCCACAATTTTGCGGAGGTTGAGTACCAGGACAATAAAAACCGCACTTATAAAAAATATCTAATCAAACGTGATGGACTCACATTTTTAGTTTTTGGTTATACAGGCGCAAAGGCAGCGTTATTCAAAGAAAAATACATTGCGGAGTTTAACCGCATGGAAGCAGAGTTGCAAAAAATGACTCAGCCGTCCTACATGATCGAAGATCCAGTCAGCCGGGCAAAGCGATGGATCAGCGAGCAGGAAGAACGGCAACAACTTGAACAAACATTGAAGATTCAAGAACCATTAGTCAACTTTGCACAGAGTTGTATGGCATCAGAAAGATCAATGCTTGTTCGTGAACTGGCAAAGCTTGCTTGTAAAAACGGCATTGTTATCGGTGAGAAACGGCTCTTTCAGAAGCTGCGCGAATGGAAGATGATCATGGCCAACAGAAATGAGCCATACCAGGAATATATCGAGCGCGGTTACTTTGAAATCGCACAGGGGGTGCGAGATGTAAACGGCACACCAAAGTCCTGGCTGACAATGCGCATCACTCCGAAGGGACAAGCCTTCATCATCAATAAGCTGAAACAGCAAGCGAGCTAGTTCCTTCATTAATTAAATTTTACCAAATAATTCCCCGTGAAACAGGAGGCGAACATATGTCGAACAACCCGTATAAACTCGATAATTTACCAAAAATTATGAGGGAGGTTAGAAAGGCAATTGGTTTTACTCAATTCCAATTAGGACAGTTACTTGGCGGCAAGGATCAGCGGTATGTATCTGAGGTCGAAAATGGTCTAAGCACACTAACGCCTGAACTCTGCATCAAGTGGTTTGAGGTATGCGGAGCTTATGAACACATTGACCTTGTGCATTACTTGTTCCGGCTCCATCCGAGGGCGACTGCGCCAGTCGATCCGGCGTTGAATGTAAGTCCTAGCAAAGCGCTCATCAATTTTATGAAACAAACAAAAGAATCACTTGAGGCTGCTGAAAATATCGCACTCTGGTTGGCAAATGAGCGGCCAGGCAGAGTTGAGGCTCTTCCCATGAGTGATCTTAAAGAGATTCTTGATCTGGGACCAGCTATTGATACTCTCTTTTATGCCCTATCTAGAAGTCATGGTCTAAAGATGCAGGAGCTGGCGGAAAAGTGGACACGTAAAGCGTTAATGGATCAAGTTGCAATGTCAAAACAAGAGGAAAGGCAGGCTATGCTCGTATGAAACTCAATCAATTCTTGAAATCCGATGTAGAAGTCGCGAAACGTAAATCAGATTCAGTTGAAAGTATGGCTGATCTATTACTGGCCTCTTTAAAAGATGGTGATTATGAAGAAGCTTTAGATATTCTTGGCAGTATTAAAGCGAATATTGAGGATTTGAAACGCATTTCGAATAAAGGGTTGTTATATGATACGGCATTGAAAATGCAACAACGAGGCATTGATTTGTCATTGGTACGCAGGAGCTTAGGGTGATGGTTCACTTTGTCCACAAACCAGCAACAGCGTTGGAGGTCAGAGCATGGTGTGAAAGAATCCGAAATCATAGCGAACTGCACTTGATTTGGGATGAACGCACAGCGAATTACAGAAAGGAGAATATGAATGATCGAAAATCCAATGATTCTAAACAACTGGCACGATAGGCTGAGTGAGCCGGAAACACAAAAGGATTTTTTCGGGGATGAAGTTACGCCAGTTGATGATTATGTAATCGATTGCGGCGCGGTGATCTTGAGAGAGAACCTTGATCGTTATCTCAGAGAGCAGCTTGGCTTCAAATTTAAAAATGAGCAATAAAAAAGCCCACTTGGCAGAGTGGACTCGGTAAGGCGTTTTGACTGAAATATTTACTTAATTATACCAAAACGCCTCATAAAAATCAATGGAGGTTTTATACATGGCTAAATCAATAAAAGTGGCATTCAGCGAGCGTGCGGAGGATCAGCAACGTTTAAGACAGGTCGGCGGTTCAATTGTATTCGCCAAAAATGGTAAAGCGCAGTTTAGTTTCCCTTCTATGGATCACTACCGGGAATGGCAGCGGCTTGGAACGGAAGCTTACAAAAGAAAGGTGGCAGAAGCACAATGAATGGATTATCACAGGTAGATTACTCAGATTACATGCCGGCCTCTCAGCAGGCATCTAGCGTGACTACAGAAGCAATGGTAAGCCGACAGGCGCAAGAAGTACAGGCGGCTATGGTTATTGCAAAGAAATTCCCGCGTGACGTTTATGCGGCGTTCGAACGCATCAGAAAAGCTTGTGAAAGACGATTGTTAGCTGAAAATGCTGTCTATGAATATCCACGCGGCGGAAGTAAAGTGTCAGGACCATCAATTAGGTTGGCCGAAGCACTTGCACAGAATTGGGGCAACATTGATTACGGAATCATGGAGCTTGAGCAGAAAGCCGGGGAATCCTCTGTTATGGCCTACGCTTGGGACCTGGAAACAAACACAAGACAAACCAAAATTTTCACTGTGAAACACGAAAGAAAGGCAAAGGGAAAGATCACAAAACTAGAAGATCCACGCGATATTTACGAAATGGTTGCCAACCAAGGAGCTCGACGTGTACGTGCTTGTATTCTCGGTGTCATACCTGGTGACATTGTCGATGCTGCAGTTGATATGTGTCAAAAAACTTTGATCAGCGGATATAAGGAGCCTCTGGAAGATCGTCTCAGAAGTGCTTTGTCTCTCTTTAAAAAAGAGTTTGGCGTTACTAAGGAAATGATTCAGGAATACATCGGCAGCAATTTAGATGCATTCACAGAGCAAGACTTTCTTAAAATAGGCCGCATTTATACAGCGCTTCGTGATGGTATGGCAAAGAAGGAAGATTACTTCAATACCAAGGCTACAGGTGCAACAAAATCAAAGGCTGAGGAAGAGTTCAAAAAGCAAAAAGAGCAAGCTGACAAGCCTACTGATAGCAAAGAAAAGGCGGGTGATCCTGCTAATGCGGATACCGGCGCTAAACAAGGAGAACTATTATTCTAACGAGATTGATAGATACTACATGTCGAACTCTCAATATAAAAGCTTTCTTCAATGTGAGGCAGCAACGATGGCAAAGATTAACGGAGAATGGACGCCCCCAACATCGGAGGCCCTTCTCTTCGGTCAATACGTTCATGCCTGGCTTGAAGGTGAACAGGCTTTTGATGAATTTAAGAAGAACACACCTTCACTATTTACTCAGAAAGGCCAACTGTACAAGCAGTATCAGTTAGCTGATTTGATGATTGAGGCAATTCAACATGATGATCTCTGTATGTTTGTTCTTCAAGGAAAAAAGGAAGTCATCGTAACTGCTGAATTGTTCGGTGTTCCGTGGAAAGGAAAGCTGGACGTATACAACCCAACTGGCGGCCGTTTCTCCGATCTAAAAACAGCAAGGTCATTACGTGAAAGGGTTTGGGACCCGGAAATAGGATATTGCTCTTTTGTTGAGGCATACGGATACATCGCTCAGATGGCGCTTTACGCAGAAATTGAAAAACGGATGACTGGGCGTAACGAATGGCTTGAGCCTCTGATCGTTGGAGTGTCTAAAGAAGACCCACCGGACAAAGCGGTTATCAATATAGACGAGGGCCGAATGGAAGTGGAGCTCGAAGAAATTGAAAAGAGAATGGAGCGCATTATTCAGGTTAAATACGGTGGAGAGAAGCCCTTACGGTGTGAAAAATGCAAGTATTGCCGTGCCACTAATCAACTGAACAGCATCATACATTTTTCGGAGTTGGTTAGCTGATGGAAAGGGAAGTGATCAAGGTTCCTATCCCCCATTGTTATGTCTGGCTTGTGAAGACTGTCCGACGAGATATGCGAAAAGACTTGTACACCAGGTATGTCACTGACTTTCTCAAGACAAACGAGCCGTCTCTCAGATTGGTAGAAATAGATTTTAAGGCACTGACAGCCTTGTGTGAAAGGAAGTAGGTGAGCGGCATGGATATGGAAGGTTGGGGTTATGTTATTGTCCCTTCTCGCCAATTTACAAACAGGCGCGAAAAGATGATTTATATGTGCTTACTCGAAGAGGCTGCTTTCGCACCATTTGGATCTCTAAAGATTGGAGAAGCGATGATCAACGTTGCTGAATTGGCGAGAGAAGCTTCCATTGACGTAAAGAAGGTGCGCTATTCGCTCAGTAAGTTAGAAGAATCAGGCTTTATCAAAACGAGGCGCTTGAAGCAGAACAAAGGAATCATTGTCACCATTGTTGATTATGTGAAACTTCAAAACACAAAGAATTACGGGAAGAAATCGGAGCCGGTACAGGAAGAAACGCCAGCACAAGAAGAGCAGCAGGAGGATGAGAAGAAAGTGAAAAATAACGTATTTGCATTTTTCGAGGATGAGGGATTCGGCCTTCTATCATCGTTCATGGCTGAGAAACTTAATAGCTTGATAGACGATTATGGCGAAGATAAGGTGCTGGAGGCGATGAAAGAGGCAGTAACGCGGAACGCTCGCAATCTAGCCTATGTACAGCGCATTCTCCAGTCAAACAAGAACAAAAGTAAGGAGTGGCAACATGGAAACACACAAAACACAAAGTACGGACGCGGCAATGGCAGCAATACTGAAAAAACTCCAAGAAAGGTCAGCCCAATTTTCGGCGGGGTCGGCCGGGTCAGAAGAAAAGGCTAAATATGAATGTCCGAAATGCAAAGATCAGCTCGGATATATCGAGAACAAGGACGGATATGAGGTTTGGGTCCGGTGCAAATGCATAGAGCGCCGGCGCATCCGGAAATTGATGAATTCTAGTGACATAACTGCTGAATTTGAGAAGTTGAAGTTCAAGAATTTTATAACTGAGGGAAAACCAGCTGTCGTGAAAGACACTTACGATACTGCGGTTGAATACTACAAGGATTTTGACAGCATCCGGGGCACCCGAAGCAACAGTATTGCATTACTGGGGCAGCCGGGATCGGGGAAAACACATTTGCTGACAGCTATTTCAAACAAGCTGATCAAATCAAAAAATGTCGCGGTTCAGTATTTTCCTTACGTGGAAGGGTTCAACGATTTGAAAGATGACTTTGACAAGCTGGAAGAGAAACTCAACCGCATGAAAGAGGTTGAAGTGCTGTTCATAGATGATCTGTTCAAGCCTGTTTACACAAACACCAAAGAAGGACGGATTAAGAAACCACGGGCAACCGATTGGCAGGTGGAGCAGACATACTCTGTCATCAATTATCGATATCTGAATCATAAACCGGTTCTTATCTCAAGTGAATTAGACATCGAAGAGCTGGTTGATATTGACGAAGCGCTTGGCACCCGGATTTATGAAATGTGTGCGGACTACTGTGTGATCATCAAGGGCGACAGAATGCAATTAAATCATAGATTGGCAGGGTTGCGGAATGGATGAAAAAACGAACGTTAAAGAATCCAAAGGAATTTATTTGTTCGGGCCTGCTGAACAAAAGGGCGGCAAGGACCTCACACCGGCTATCCGTGTGCTTGAGGAAAAGATCAGACAAATGGAGCTGATGCGCAGTGCTTAAAGCGGTGATCCTGCTGCCGGCCATAATAATCACGGCGCCAGCAAAAGAAAAGCAGATTCAGCAATGGGAAGAGAATGACGGGAGGTAGCAGAATAATGCCAAGTGCAGAGCAAATAAAACGCATGAACGATATTAATGATCTGATAAAGCTTATTGCAAGCATTGATCATCGGACATTTTACCGCAAGTCAAAGGATCGTATAGCGTATTTCAAGTTTAAGAAAAAACTGTTCTTCGTTGATGATTACACGGGTGATGACGTTTATCCGTATGAAATGGGATACGGGAGTCCAAACGGCTTTTCGCATGGGGGCAATATGTGGCAATTGGTCAACAGCTTTAGAAAGTTCATCATAACAGGGAAATGCGGCGAACTGAGGGATTATAAAGAAATATGGGCTTACAGCTATGAAGGATGTATGAAAATCCGTCAGAAAGCGAAGGAGATCGGTTTCATTGAAAGCGTTGATTACGCCTACAGTTTTGATGAATGGACGGAGGCATCACATGCCAGCAAATAAATACGGCGCAAGAAAAACACAGGTAGACGGCATCACGTTCGATAGCCGGGCCGAAGCCAAATACTATGAGCAGCTGAAGTGGCTCAAGGTGAGCAAGCAGATAAAAGATTTTAAGCTGCAGCCACGGTTCCTGCTACAAGAGGCATTCAAAAAGAACGGCAAAACTTTTCGGAAGATTGAATATATTGCAGATTTTGAGGTTCATAATTTGGACGGCAGCATCGAGATCATTGACATCAAGGGTATGGAAACAAAGGAATTTGCCATCAAACGCAAGTTGTATGAGCGGCTTTACGATACGCCACTCAAGGTGCTGGCTCTGGATAAGTCACTTGGCTTCATCGAGTTGGACAAGCTTAAAAAACTCAAAAGAAAGGCGGGAAAGTCCACTGTTAAACGTGGTAATCGCAGACGATCGGCCGTTGTGGGTGCAGGAAGAAGATAAGCTCATGGCCTGTATGACACGTTGCTCTCAGTTTAAGGCATGCGCCAGCCGAATGGGTTCTGATTGCAAGAAGCTCGGCGGCACGGAAATACCCAAAATCAATGGAGGAGGCAGATACCATGCAACAGCAAAGCATCAATCCTTACCTGCCAGGACCGGTTGAAGAATGGAAGATGACGCCGGAACAGCTGGCTGAATACTTGAAAAAACATCCGATTGTTTACCGGGAGGATCTGAAACCGTCTCCGGCATTCACGATGGCCGGATGGAAACTGGATCACTATTAAACACAAAAAAAGCACCGAAGCGTATGCCCCGATGCATTGATATGAACTGGTACTTCTATCATAGCACAGGGGGCGCTAAGAATGTACAACCCAAGAGAAATTAATTTAAGCAAAGATACAACAATCCAACAGGCAATCGAGCCGGGCAAAATACAAATTCTTATTTTAGATGGGAAAGAGGGCACTGCACATGTCCTTGAAGCCCCAGAACACGGAGAAACAATCATTCAAACAATTAAGGGCGGTCTGTCTCGTTTAGATTATAGGATCGGTCACAAATTCTAATAGCAGGGGCTTTCCCCTGCGGGGGAGGAACGGCATGAAAGAGAGAATTGAACGTTTAAAAAATCTGACATACATTCCGCAGAATGAAATTGCTTGGCTTATTGAGCAAGCTGAACTGTCTGTTAAGCAACGGGAAATCATCGAGGAAAACAAACGTCAGCAGGAAGTAACGGTTCATCAATTCCGGCAGGCTCAAAAGGACATTCAGCATTTAAGCGGGGATAGGAAACGATACAAACAGGCATTAGAGAAGATCATTACCAATCTCAATTTCGCGATAACAGTTGCCCAAAATGAATTGGAGGGTGATGTGAAATGAACAAGGATATTCAATTTTTGAAAGAGCTTCAAAATGAATTGAAAACACAGGATCGTGATTCTCAAGCTGCACCACGGTTTTGGACAGTCGGTGATTATGAATGGGTTGAAGCTCGGGAGGAAAACGCAGAGCGTTATTCTGTATACCTGCCATATATTGCAGAAGCCTATGTTTTTGATGATTATCTAGAAGAAATAAAAGAAGATAGTGAGCTGTCTAAGGAAGCCTTAACAGAGTTGCAAGAAATTGAGGACGACTATGAAGATGCTGTTGAGTGGATTCAAAAATACATTGATGAAGAAGCAGAATTAATTCCAGAAAGAAAGGTTCACATTATACAACCAAATACAATGTTTTTGACAAAAGCAGAAGCAAAGAGCCACATCAAATTGAACAAGCACCATTACACTTCAGAAGCTCATACGTACGCTATGACAGCTTGGAGAGCACCAAAAGTTGAACGGTTGCTTAAGATTCTTGAAACGTTTGATTGGGATTCGCTTGGGAAAGAAGGTGATGCGAAATGATTCCTTTACAAGTTGAGCTTCAGCGGGCAGTCAAAGCCACGAAAGACGAAGCGATGACAGTTGAGCAGGCGGCCGAACTTCTAAAAGTGCATCCAGATTACATACCGGTGCTCGTGGCAAAGTCAGACGATCTGAAAATGATCGGTGATGAAACAATCATTGCAAAGCGTGATAAGACAAATGGCTGGCTCATTGGGGCAATGGTTTTGGTTTTATTCTTTGCAATCGCAGTCGGCTGGGAATAGGGGGATGACAGCATGATCGAATACAGCTGCCCTGAATGTGGTCACAACGAATTAGATATAATAATCCGCCCAGATGCACGCTGCCCGCATTGTGGCTGCAGCATGGGCGTTGAGGAGGAAATAGCGTGAAAATAGGGAGCATCTCATCAACGGAAAGTAAACCATGTGCATTGTGCAATAGAAAAACTAGCACATATAAAATCTATGAACAGTCCAACATAGCCATAAAAATTCCTCTGTGCGATACAGAAGAGAGAAAATGTTTCCGCGTAACAGATGTGAAAGACATAGCTTCTCTCGCTTTGAAAATGATCAAAAAAGTTATACCGGGGGCAGCGGAATGAACCACACAGACAACCCGATCATTTCAGTCGTCCAAACAATTAAAGGAGGAAGAACAATGAAATTCTATGAAATCAATGATCCATATTACGCGCTTATCAAAGCGAAAGACGAGGCGGATGCTGAAAGGATTTACAACGAGTATATTTCTGACACGGACGATTACGAAAATTTTCAAGACGATGAAATCCGAGAAGTGGAACGAGACTATGCGCTTATTAAGTATTCGCAAACAAAGGGTGAAGATGGAGAGCCGATGTCTTACACCTATATTTCAGGGACTTTCAACAACCCTGAAATTGAAGTCCTTATCATGGACGGTTCGCTTCTATGAACACAGCATACAGAGTTTGGGACGGCGAGCAGATGCATTATTGGGATGATGAAGGGATAAGTTTGGGAATTATCGGTACTCAGTGGGTTTTGTGGCGTAATGATAGATATGGTTTCCAGAATTGCATTACAGGAAGTCATGAAGAAGGATCGGTATTAATGTGGGGAACAGGGTTGAAGGATAAGAACGAAAAAATGATTTATGAATACGACATCGACATGATAGATAATGAACCGATGATCGTTGTTTATATAGATGGTCGGTTCGGATTGAAATACCCCGAAAATCACACTTATTTTGATGATTGTATAGCTTGGGATGAATGCGACATCAGAGGCGATGTTTATCAAAATCCTGAGTTATTGGAGGGCGCGGAGTGATTAAAATTACAGTAATCAGTGAAAAGACTGGAAAAGTTAAAAGGGGAACCTACAGTGCGGGGGAGTTACTGCAAAGGGATGAAGAGGACATTGTAGATCAACTCACGAAATGCGATTGCCAGCCAGTGGGGGAAACAAACGTAGTGGAATGCAATTGCTATGAAGAGTGGGAAGAATACGACTTGTATATTCAGGAGGGCGCGGAGTGAGTGAATACACAGAATGCCCAAAATGCGGGAATGATCAGCTTATCGAATATGGAGAAATGGCAGTGGGGTTTGAAAGGTCAGTGAAAACAGGGAAGATGTTGAAACGCGATAAAGAAGGATTGTCCACATGGTTTGCGACTAAGTGTCGGTGTGGTTGGGATGATTATTTAGAAAAATATGAGTAAGGAGGGTGCGGAGTGAAATTTGCATTTAGAGTATTGATGCTTCTCATAATGTCGGCCGTTGCCGATTCCATAGGAATAATTCTGGCGTATTATTTCGACAATCCGAGTTTGAGATTAAACTGTGTGTCAGTTACCGCGGCTATCAGTGGGTACTTGGTTCGTGGATGGTGGCCGCCGGAAGATAAGGAGGGCGCGGAGTGATGGAGAGCAACCTATGATTCTCAGAATATTTTTTCTGCTGACGGGATGCGGATTCTGGACATATTTCCAACACGATTACAGGCCGGACATGGAAGCGAATCTTGCTTTGATCGGAGCAATCATTTCATTTACGGCTGCGGCTTACTTTAAAGATATTGATAAGTATATAGAGAAGAGGGAAGACAAATGATAATAGTTCTGGTTCTAGTTCTATATCTAGTATCCATACCATTTGCTTGGTTAATGACAAAGTTAGGGCATCAAATTGCTTTTAAAAGCATATCACCGAATCTTTCAGATGCTGTAATTGTATTTATTCCAATTTTAAATATTTTTGCTGGTGTGTTTTATTTAGTTGAGATTTTAAAAACTAAATATAGACGCAAAGTTGATGCCAGTAAATTCTTTAAAATATAGAAAGCAACATAAAGAGTCTAGTATAATAATACCTAAAAAGGGGTTTATTATGAGCTGGGCACAATTTTACACTATAGGATTAACTGCAGTTTTTTCAGCACTATTTTCAGCAATCTTTGCAAATGTCGCAACATATTTAAAAGAAAAGAAACTACGTAATGAAAATGCATCAGTAAAATACAAAGAAGAAGCATTGAGCAAAATTTATACACCTATATATAGAATAGTTACGAAAGAATTATATACGGCAAAAGGATATGACGGTTTAAATCATGAACAAATCACTCAGGTAAAAGGTTTTGTTGATAACTTCCCTGAATATTGCACAGCAGAATTAATTCATTTAGTAAATCATCTGTTTGATGATTCAGCAAGATTAGATGACATGGCTAAAATGGGATATTCTGAACCGTCAAAAGTTGATGGGGATAGCAGACTTTATAATTATGTAACAAATAAATTTAATTCGATTAGAAAAGAATTAGGGATGATAACTAAATAAATGGTCCAAGACGGAAAGCCTGCGGACACTGATCGCTGTACAGAGAAATCTGTGCTTTGGTCGGTGTCCTTTTTTTATTTCGCAACTATCTGGATGTCTATCGCGATTACTAGCAGTGAAAGGAGTGATGAGACATGAAACAGTCCAAAAAGAAACCATCACAGAAGCAACAGGAGCGCTCAGATCGTTTCTGGCAATCAATGATGAACACAAACATGCAAACACTCAGACGCGGCAAAGGCGGCGCTTATAAACGCAGAAAGTAAAAGGGGAGTTTCAGGATGAAATATGGATTCGCTTATAAAAACGGAAAGCTTGTGAATATCTTTTGCGGAAAAGAAGAGCTCTACAACGAGTTGAAAGCCTTCTTGGTCAAAACCTTCAGTATCAGCGTGAAAGAGGTATCGAGGCCTCAATATGTCGCAGAGCAAAAAGCTAACAACTGGAATGACACTTACTCTATTTAACTATCAGGAGGGAAAGCGCAATGACAGATCAAATGATTGCATGGGAGATTGAGGAATGGATTCGTGATTATAAATTCATGCTGCGGGAGATCAAAAGGCTCAACCGTGTATTAAACAAAGTGGATTTTATTGGCGGAAAGCTTACTGCAACATACGGGGATGAAGCGGGCATGCCAAGGGGGTCAGCAGGCGTCAGTCAGGCAGAATTGCGACAGATGGACCGAAGAGAGAGACGGCTCCACAAATATGAATCTATTGTGCATTACCTGGACAACGCTATGGAACACATTGAAGAAGAAAAGCACCGAATCGTTTACGATTGCATGATGGAAGGCATGAGCTACACTGCTATTGCAAACCACCTTGATTGCTCCCGGGATACTATCAGAAAGATCAAAACAGCCATAATCGGCAACATCGTCAATAAAGTCAAAGAAGCCAACTTTCTGCAATATTTGAACTCGTTTAAATCGGCGGTGTAAAATGGGAGGCAGGATCGGCGCGGCGGATTATTCCTGCGTCACCACCAATTTCATATAGTGGTCTAAAGACTCTATCCCTTAATTGGTATAGAGTTTTTTATTGATTTCTAAAAAATGTCTATTGTCTGCCGATACATTTCATAGGTGATGTTTATGAAATGGAGTAAAATCAGCAAGTACATTTTTTTCTGGAGAAGAAAAATAAAATATAAAAAAGCAAAAGGAGTAATTAAATATTTAGAAAAGAATTATGGAAAAGCATATAAAAAAAATAATGGTATGCAGCAGCAATTTAAACAGAAAGTGATGAATGACCACTCTCTTGAACAATTGAAAGAAATGACTAATCGTTTAAAAGCCGAGAAAAATTACGAAAAAGAAACAAAAGCTTTAATCAGTATACCATTTACAATAATGATTGCTCTTTGTACAGTATCGGTTAATATTTCCAGTAAATTGATTGATAATATAACAAAGATTACACCTAGTCATATGATAGACCCTGATCTCTATATAGTCTTGACGCTTGCTGTTTGCATAATATTTTTTTTAACATTCACCTTATATCAAATACTTGATTTTGGTACTAAGAGTACTATCAAAAAGTTAAATCGATATAAAGTGCTACTAGATGAATGCATAGAAAAAAAGGAAAAACATCGAGAGAATCTCACTAACCTTTTTAATAATGGGTATGATCATTCGGAGTTATTAAAATTCATGAATTTTATTGAACGAATTAAAAAGTAAGGGCTTTAAAAAAGCAGCACACCAAAGGATGCTCTTTTGTCTTACGACTGCAACCTATTTATGAAGGACGCTTTCGTTCGACAAATTTTGCAGTTGGTTCGTTTGTCACGATTCCTGCCGATATAAAGGTGGGAGGTGATATGCGTGAAATTAAAGCCAATCGATCAATCTGAGTATGAGCATCAAGGATATGGAGCCGGGAGCGGAGATGTTATATATGAAGAATATCAATGTCCTTGCGGAAATGGGAAAGTGACTTATGAAAAGGAAAGTATACCTGGTTTCAGAAGTACTGATATTTTTACCGATTGCAAACCATGTAATGAAAAGTACGAATTTGGTAGAGGAACAGCAACATTAAAGAAATAATTATCATTAGCTTGTATATTGCACCTGTTAAGGGTGCTTTTTTTGTTCCTTGTAAACTGCTTCCGGTAAGCCTCAGGATAGACAATTGGCGGTTAACGGCTTGAGCACGGTGGTGGTTTAGAGGGAATATCTTTTCCAAAACAACACGAATCAGAAGGGGGCGGCGGTGAATGTAGATGGCCGAAAAGTACATTCAGGCGTATAAGGATTACGTCAAAGGTATGAAATACAAGGACCTTGCCGAGAAATACGGGGTGTCAGTGAACACCATTAAATCGTGGAAGCAGCGGCATGGTTGGGAAAGGAAAAAGGGTGCACCCATTGAAAAAAGTGTGCACACAAAAAAAGGCGGGCAACCGGGCAACAAAAATGCATTAGGGAACAATGGCGGCGCACCACAGAAGAATCAAAATGCTGTGACTCACGGCTTTTTCTCTAAATTCCTGCCAGAAGAGACGCTTGAAATCATGGAAGAGATTCAGGAACGCTCGCCTGCTGATATGATATGGGATCAGATACAGATTCAATATGCAGCCATTCTCCGGGCGCAGCGCATTATGTTCGTGCAGGATAAAGATGACCTTGCAAAAGAGCTGAAAAAAGCGAAATACGTTTATCGTCCTGAAGAGGATGAAGACGGTAACGAGTATTTTGAAAAGTCCATTGCTGAAGAAGAGCTTGAAATACAATTCGCTTGGGATCGTCATGCAACCTTCCTGAATGCTCAATCTCGGGCAATGGGAGAGCTCAGGAGCTTGATAAAGCAATTTGACCAGCTGGCGCATGAAGAAGACGAACGACGCCTTAAATTGGAGCAAATGCGCTTGAATATCGAGAAGGCGAAGAAAGATATTAACGGCGATAACGAAAACTCACAGGAAAATGAAGTTGCTACCATGCTGCGGAAGATGGTGAAACCTCATGGAACTTAACTCCAAGCAACAAGAGGTATGGAATAGCTTTATTGAAGAGCAGCCAAAAATCTTAATATGCAGTGGGGCGAAAAGGGCAGGGAAAACATTCGTGCTCCTTTTGACGTTCCTCGGGCACATAAGCAAGTATCAAAATATGGGGCTTTCTTTTATCATCGGCGGGGCAACTCAGGCTTCTATAAAGCGGAATATCCTAAATGATTTAGAGCTGATCCTCGGGAAAGAATTGCGCCTTGATAAATCGAATGCCGTTGAGATATTCGGCAACCGTGTTTATTGCTTTGACGGCGCAAATGCAGACTCATGGAAAAAGGCGCGGGGTTTTACATCAGCTGGTGCATTCTTAAACGAAGCGACGGCCCTGCATGATTCATTCGTGAAGGAAGTCATTTCTCGTTGCTCCTATAAAGGTGCAATGGTAATGATGGATACAAACCCAGAAAACCCGATGCACACTGTCAAAACGGATTATATCGACAAAGACGGGCAGCGGCTGAAAAATGGCCGGCTGAACATCCGGTCTTTTCACTTCTCGTTGTTTGATAACAACTTTCTTGATCCAGAATATGTCGAAAGTATTGTTGCTTCAACACCGAGCGGCATGTTTACGGACAGGGACATTTACGGCTATTGGGTTGCTCCAGAAGGCGTAATATACAAGGATTTCAACAAAGACAAGCACTATATCAGTTCTAAAGAAATGGAAAATAAACAAGTCAACTTCACTAAATACTTTGCTGGCGTTGACTGGGGATATGAGCACCCGGGTTCTATTGTCGTAATCGGACAAGATGACCAAGGGTGTTTTTATTTGCTCGAAGAACATTCCAAGCAGCACGAAGAGATTGACTACTGGGTGAAGGTAGCGAAGGACATCAAAGAGCGATACGGAAACATTAATTTCTATTGTGATACAGCACGGCCTGAACACGTTCAGCGGTTCCGGAGAGAAAAACTCCGGGCTCAAAATGCTGATAAAGCTGTTGTATCCGGTATAGAGAAAGTGGCGCAGCTGTTCAAGAAAGATCAGCTTTACGTTGTTGAGGACAAAGTTGATCGGTTCAAAAAAGAGATTTTTATGTATGTCTGGAATCAGAAGACAGGCGAACCGGTTAAGGAATGGGATGATGTTCTGGACTCTGTTCGTTATGCGATATATACGAATAGCAAACCATCTGGAGTAAGAGTAATGACGAGATAAAGGAGGTTTAAGCGATGTATCCAATAACACCAACACACACAGAAGAACTGCTGAAAATCATCGAAGACAGCGCAGAGACTTCAGACACTTTGCCTGATACCTCTGCAATATTACGGATGATTGATAAACATGAATATGAGCGGGATAAGATGCTTGAAGGTGTGGCTTATTACATGAATCAGGCTGATATTAAAAAGAAGCTGCGGTACTACTATGAGGGCGGTATTCGCAAGGTAGATACCGACAAGCCGAATAACCGCATATCTCACAATTGGCACAAACTCCTCGTTCAGCAGAAAACACAGTATTTAGTCGGGAAGCCGATCACCTTTAATGCTGAGGATGAAAACTTTTTGAAGCTGGTAAATGACTTCGTAAACGAAGAGTTTGATGATGTGTTGAATCAACTGCTAAAGAACGCCAGCAACAAAGGACGAGAGTGGCTACATCCATTCGTAGACGAAGAAGGGAAATTCGATTTTATTCGTATTCCGGCTGAGGAAGTATGCCCGGTATACGACACGACTAAAAAAAGGAACCTTCTTTATGCTATCCGTTATTACGACATAAAGACAATTGACGATGAATTTATCAGGAAAGTTGAGCTTTATACTGATCAGCAAATTTTTTATTACGTTATGCATGACGGGGAACTTGTTCTTGATTTTGAGTACAAACGAAATCCGGAGAGCCATTTTTATTTAGGAGAAACAGGATACGGCTGGGGAAGGGTACCTTTGATCGAGTTTAAAAACAACGATGAGGGAGTCAGTGACCTTGTCTTTTATAAAGACTTGATTGATCAGTACAACAACACCATATCAAACAACGCAAACACCTTTGACGAAATGCAGGATGTTATTTACGAATTGAAAAATTTTGGTGGTCAGGACTTAGGGGAGTTTATGACCAACTTGAAACACTATAAAGCAGTTGAAGTCGGGGAAGATGGCGGTCTTGAACTTAAGACGGTTGATGTGCCGATTGACAGTGCGAACACCCATCTTGATCGATTGGAAGAAAACATTTACCGGTTCGGTCAGGGTGTAAATAACAATCCGGATAAAGTCGGGAATTCTCCTACAAACGTTGCGATTAAAAATTTATATTCATTACTTGATCTAAAGGCGAATGAAGCTGAACGGAAATTCCGGCCGGCGCTGCACGCCTTTTTTTGGTTTTTCACAGAATACCTAAAAATGACTGGTCAGGGTGAATACGATCCCACTCTTTTGCAAATGACATTCAATCGCTCACGTATGACAAACGAGCTTGAAGAGGTGCAAATGGGTAGTCAAAGCACAGATATCAGCAAAGAAACACGATTGGCGCACCATCCTTGGGTTGATGATGTAGAAGCTGAGCAGAAGAGGATAAAAGATGAGGAATTGGAATACCGGAAAAGTATGCCGCCGTTGAGAGAAATCCCTACGGATACGGGCGGTGATGAAGATGAACCAGAATGATATTGATAAGTACCTAGATGACATGATCACAGAGGACGCGAAAAAGATTGATGTCGTTTTTGCTCAACGGCTAAAAGAGATCAATCAACAAATCGCGGCCCTTTACGCGAAATACAGTAAAGATGGTCAGCTATCTATGGCTGATATGAATAAATACAACAGGTTTAAAAAAGAAATGGAGCGCATGACTGAGGAATCCAGCAAGGCATTCAAAACTATCCTCACAATCGTTGAGGCATTGGCTGCTAAACAATTCCTTGAGAGTTACATGCGCTCTGCCTATTTGTACGAGATGGAAGCTGCGGTTGACTTAGGCTTCAGTATTCCTACTGTCGAAGTAATCAAGCAGGCAATATTAAACCCGATAGCTGAATTGACTCTATCAGCCCTATATAAACGCCACAGAGATGACTACGTTCGACAAATACAGATTTCAATTGCTCAAGGCATTCAAGCCGGTGAAGATTACTCCAAGATTGCCCGGCGTATTGAGCAAACGACCGAATTTGCCCGCAGAAAGGCTCGAGACGTGGCGAGAACAGAGACTCATAGGGTACAAGTCTCGGCGAGGATGAAAAGCGCTGAACAGGCTTCTAAAAAGAGCAAACTCGAAAAGATGTGGAATGCGACTCTTGATCTTAAGACTCGTTCCGGTCACAGGAAGCTCGACGGCAAGACTGTTGAGCGAAACGGGCTATTCAAATCGATATATGGCGGCGTCGGACCGGCTCCGGGGCACATGAATAATGCCAAGGATGATATTAACTGCCGTTGTACGATTGCTTTCAAAGTAAACGGCGTACTACCAGATACAAGAAGGGCCCGTAAGCGCGGGAATGGAGCTGGCGAGACCATCCCATACCAAACCTATGAAGAATGGTACAAATCAATTGAGAAAAAAGGGGATTAACATGACTGAAAATAATGAAATCAATTGGCGTGAGAAAGCGATAGATGCAATGGGAAAATGCGTAAACTTGCTTGAAAGAATCGAGAGCGAAACCGAGAACGAGCTATTTTGGGAGGGGGACATAAAGTGAAAGATAATTTTTATTTGAGTGATGATGAAAACGAACGAATCAAGCGATTAATAGAAATGCAGGCCGTCGCTGCCCAGTTTGAAGATAACAAAGGATATGACGAAATTTATTGTGAACTGAAACGATCACTTTTTGTATATGAAAAATAACAGTCACCGAGCAGCGGTTTTTTATTTTGTCCTGAGCATGACGTTAAAAGGCTCATTTGCTCATTCTAAAGGCTTGGAGCCAAACTAAGCGCAAATCCTGTGCGTGAGGTGGACACGCAAAAAAACATTAAAGGAGAGGTTGAAATGAGTTTAAAAGAATTGCTTGGTGATGATCTGTATGCTCAGGTCATGGATAAAGTCGGAGATCAAAAGATTGATATTGTCAGTAACGGACAATGGTTTCCGAAAGAACGTTTTGACGCAGTAAACAGTGAAAAGAAGGACTTGAAAGCGCAGCTGGATGAGCGCGATCAACAATTATCTACTTTGCAGAAGCAGGCAAAAGGCAATGAAGAGCTTCAAGCTGCAATTGAACAATTGCAAGAAGACAACAGAAAAACTGCTGAGGAGTATCAGCAAAAATTAGATCAGCAGGCTTTTGATTTTGCTATTGAATCAGCATTGCGTGATGCGAAGTCAAAAAATATCAAAGCTGTTAAAGCCAATTTAAACCTTGACAGTTTGAAGTTAGCTGACGGAAAGGTCATTGGTCTGGAAGAGCAGTTGAACGCTCTTAAAGAAAGCGACAGTTATCTTTTTGAGGAGAGTGAGGAACAGCCGCCAAAGCTTGCAGGAAGGCAACCTCATAGTTCACAAGGAGCAGGAGCTGTGTCTCCGGCTGGGAATAACCCTTTCAGTAAAGAACATATGAACTTGACTGAACAAGGCCAAATTCTAAGAAGTAACCCAGAACAAGCGAAACAATTAATTATTCAAGCAGGCGGAAATCCTGCAAACTACGGATTATAAAGGAGAATTTAAATGACAGTAACTAGAGTTCAGGATGTTATCATCCCGGAAATTTTTAACCAATACACAATGAACAATACTGTTGAACAAACAGCGGTATATCGAAGTGGAATTATTCAGCCTGTACCGGGCTTAATTGTTCCAAGTGGTGGGGATACAGTCAATATGCCTTTTTGGAACGATCTTGAAGGAGATCCAGAGGCGATTCAATCAAACTTTGCATTGACTCCAGAAAAAATCACATCAGGGAAAGACGTTGCTCGGGTATTCGAATATGGGAAGGCTTGGAGTGCAGAAGATTTAGCGGGAGAGCTTGCAGGATCAGATCCAATGAGAGCAATTGGGGATCGTGTCAATTACTATTGGGAAAGACAGTTTCAAAAAATGATCTTCCTTATGTTGGATGGTGTCTTTGGTAGCAACATCACTAATAATGATGGCGATCTGGTATTAGATATTTCGAGTGGTGACGGGAAAAAGTACACAACTTACCTATTTGCTGGAGGTGCCGTTGGTTATGCCCCAGGTATGCCGAAAACACCAACCGAAACAGATCGAAACTCACTAAAAGGTGAGGACATTTTGATCAATCGTAAGAAGTTCATTATGCATCCTCGTGGTTTCAAATGGACTGAAGCTGATGTTGCTGCCGAAATGCCTACATTCAAAGAATTGGCAAGCGCAAAGAACTATGAACGTGTTTATGACAAAAAGAAAGTCCGAATTGTGAAGATCATTTCCAATGAAGGACCAGAAGCAGCAGCTAATTCAAAATTAAGCGGTGAAGTGATTCTTGATGCAGCTCAATTACTCGGGGATGCTAAAGGGAAATTCACTTCAATTGCAATGCATTCAGTAACGCATACAAATTTACAGAAACAAAACTTGATTGAGTTCATTCCTAACAACAGGGCTGATGTAGGTTTTGGAACATACCTTCAAAAGTCCATTATTGTTGATGATTCACTTCCTGTTGTAACACCAGCGCCCTAATGCGCCCCAAAACCTACGGTACACAAGTACAACTGATTCTATAACGGTTGAATGGAATCCCGTAGCTGGGGCTACTTCATACAACATCTATAGAGGGTCAAATAAAACGTTCGATAAGAGCGTAACCCAACCGATTTACACAACAACCGGAATGAGTCCTGATACTCAACTTACAATCAATGTAACGGCTGTCAATAATAGCGGGGAATCTGCAATGTCTGAGATTGTTACCCGTACACAGGCATAAAGGAGAGTTTCTAATGGGAGCGACTACATTTTGGCTTCTTGAACAGGAGTTGAAAGCTAGAAAAGCAGTTCAACAAACTGCTGAATCAACTGACAGGCAAGAAGGCCAAGAAAGTACTGATTTTGAAACACTATCTGATGATCAATTGAAAGAGATTGCAAAAGATCGGGGCATACCCGGCTATTTCAACATGAAGCGCGATACACTGCTAACCAAACTGAAAGGGTGATCCGATGGACATCCAACAAGTAAAACGAATGATAGGGATAACCACTGATAAGCATGACGCTTATTTATCAGAGATTGTTCCTATTTTAATTGAGTTTGCCGCAGACAAATGTAAAAGTACCTTTGATCCAAAAGCGTTGCCCGCCGGCGTGAAAATATTTGTTGCGAAAGCGACTGAATACAATATGACGCCGTCTGGTCTGTCTGGGAGAAGCATGGGGGATGTGTCATATTCGTATAACACGGAATTCCCGCAACACATCATGAAGAATCTGTATCAATACAGAAAGGCATTCCGATGATCTATGAAGAATTCCCCCACGAAATCACGTTTCAGCGGATGGATAAGGTGCCGGACGGCGGCGGTGGTTATGAAGAAGGTTACGTCGATTACATCACAACAGAAGCTTTAGTCAGTGGCGTCAGTTCCCGGGAATATTATCAGGCTCAGCAGCTGCAAAACCCGGTTGAATGCAACGTGTATTTCCCTTATCGGACTGATATCGAGAAGACAATGAGGATCATTTATGAAAACAAAATCCTCATTCTCAAATCAGAGCCAATTGATCAAGGCGGTATGCATGAGGTCTTGAATTTGAAATGTCAGGTATCGGGGGTGCTGGAGTCTGATGGCAAGAGTTAGCGGTAGATGGGTCAGACAAATGCGCAGAGCCACTGAAGAGTTTAGGAACAATGTGATTGAAGAAGCCAAACGGATTGTAACTGACACGGCAGAGCTGATTTACAGCAACGCCGTTTTAAATGCTCCAACTGCTATGATAGACGGCGGGAACCTGAAAAATTCAATAGAAGTTGACTATCGTGACGGCGGCTTAACGGCCGTTATTTCTGTTGGTGCTGATTATGCAATTTATGTCGAATATGGTACCGGAATCTATGCGGAGGACGGAGGCGGCCGGCAGACTCCTTGGGTCTATTATGACACCAAGCTTAATCAATGGGTTATGACGCGGGGGATGCGGGCCCAGCCGTTTTGGAATCTGTCTATTGAGGAAGGTATGCGGTACTTCGCCAGTCAAATGTGATAGAAAGGGGCTGTCATTATGCGGTCAGCCATGTGGCCGTTGCAGACGGCTATATTTCAAAGGCTATCAACTGATACGGAGCTGAATGCACGCGTCACTGGTGTGCTTGATGCAGTCTCGAAAGATCAGAAAAAGCCATATGTGACAACAGGCGATGATGACGTTTCGCCATTTGAAACAAAAACGTCTAAAGGTGAGATCATCAATGTTGTTCTCCATTGCTGGAGCGATTACAACGGCAAAAAAGAAGCAATGCAGATCCTTGATTTGATGCTGCAAGCAATAACGAGAGAGCCCCTAGAAATAGAGGGCTTTTCTTTATGCCGTTCTGAGATGCGTGGCATGCAGGTGATCACTGATATTGACGGATACACCAGACACGGCATTCTCAGGATGCGGTACACAATAAACAATTGAGAGGATGAAGGAAATGCCAGAATTATTGAATGGTAAAGATGAGATTTATTTCGTTCAGCCGATGGATGCACAAGGGACTGAAGGGCTGTTCATTGCCTTCCAAACAGAAGGTTCACATACAAAAGAACAGGACACGTTGGATGAATCCACAAAGTCAGGCCGTATTGTTGGTTACGGAACAAAAAACGAATCTTTTGAGCTAACATATTATGCTGCTGTTTCAGACCCGGGGCAGGAAGCAATTGAGACAGCCTACGACAATGAAAAGGCTATCAAGGTATGGAAGGCCAATAAAAATAAAAATGCAAACGGGAAGCATAATGCAGTTTACGGCCATGCCATTATTGAGAGTTTAGAGGTTAGTCAGCCACAGGATGGATTTGTTGAAACGTCAGTGACATTACCGGTACTAGGCAAAACTTTTAAAGGAGAGCTTGATCCATTACCTGATGAAGTTCTTGCGGCAATTGAATCTTCAGCTGGTGCAACGAAATTTGAGCAGTTTGGCGGCACGACTACACCCTAAGGCGCCCCAGAATCTATCGTTCACGGCTACTACTGACAGCGTGACCGTGAAATGGGATGCGGTAGATGGGGCAACGTCATACAAAGTGTACAGAGGAGCCAACAAGCAACTTGATGCTACTGTCACAGGCACATCCCACACACTGACAGGCATTGCGGCAGATACCCAGCTGACGGTCAATGTCTCTGCGGTTAACGATGCTGGGGAATCACCGATGACCGAGATTATTACGAGAACTCAAGCGACTGCGCCCTGATACACCCCGTAACATAACCATGACAAGCGTCACTTCAAATCAAGTGGGATTCAAATGGGACGCGGTGAAAGGGGCGACCTCGTACAACATTTACAGATATTATGCAAAGATAGCAACTGTCACGATAAACTCATATCTCTCCAATCCGACTCTTAAACCCGATAGTTCATACATTTTCAATGTATCTGCGGTAAACGCCGCCGGGGAATCGGCTTGGTCAGAGAAATTCACGATTCGCACAAATAAAGAAGAAGCATAAGAGCCCGGTTGTTACCAGGGCTCTTTTTAATACAAAATTTTGGAGGTTTTATATATGGCTCACTTAACAATTGACGGAAAAGATTATGCTGCACGTTGTGATTTCGCATTCGACAGAACAGCAAACGAGAAATATGCGAAAGAAGATAAAAACGGTGACAAATCAGGCGGTACATTAACGATTTACAACAGCTTACTGAATGATGATGCTGTTTATCTTTCTGCATTTTGGGATTGCGCACTTGCTCACTTGAAAAAAGGCAAACCTTCTGTCGAGCAGATTGAGGATGCTATCGCCAAGATCATCGAAGAAGATGAAACTGGAAACGCCGTTGATGAGATGGTGAAAGAAGCTTTTAACACACTGGATTCAGCGGGTTTTTTCAAAGGAAAGATCCGTCAGCAGTGGAAGATGATGAGCAAGCTGGCGAAACCGAAGAAGGCCAGCCCGAACGAGACTCCGGAAATGGAAGCGAAGCGTCTGGAGGAAGACGAAATGAACAAGGACATGCTGGAGACGATGGAGGAAGCGTACAAAGAGAAGACGGAATTGACTATCTCCAAGTAATTGAAAATGCGGCTCGTTGGATGGGTGTCTATGACAACGATGTCATTATGTCATGGACTCCAAACGAGTATAAACGAAAGCTAAAAGCAGCCAAACTCCGTGAAATTGACGAAATGGAAAAGTTGGCGAGAAATGCAATGTTTCATCGCTATGCACTAAACGAAAAGAGACCAAAAGAATCAAAGATGTTTGATGCTGGAAAAGCGCGCAGAGAGCTTGAGCGTTCTCTGACAAGCGAGGAAAACAAATGGCGTGAATCAGACGTAAACAAGCTTGGTCCGAGAGCAAAAGGCGTGCAGATGTTAAATGACGCTGTGCGGTCTTATTTCGGAAGACAATCTAAAGAAAAGGGGTGAGGGCATGATCGAGAGGCTTACTGCTGTTATAGAAGCTCAGACGCAGAGATTCAACAGAAGTATGAACCGAGTCAATGACATGATGCGGCGAATGGCTGATACCCATACTGTTGAAGTTGAAGCGGAAATTGCAAGCTTCCAAGCGCGAGTCAGACAAGCAGAGCAGCAGATCGACAACTTTATTCATCGACACGAAAGAACCCGAGTCGATTTAGACGCAGACGCTGACCCCGTACAAAGGGCGGTTTCAGCAGCAAGGGCTGAGATTGCCTCGCTGCCCAACCGGGTTACGACCAATATCAACGGCGATTCATCAGATTTAACTCGCGCAGTCGCTACTGCACAAACTGAGACGAGATCCTTACCTAACAGAGTATGGATCTTTATTGAGGCCCGAACTGATCGATTTGAAAACTCTATGAATCGTCTGGCGAAAATCACTAACTCCGTTTCTACTGTAATAGGCCATTCACTTGCAGGGGCTTTCACATCTGCGTTGCCTGCGATTTCTCCGGTTCTTGCCAGCATTACTGGCGCTATAGGCTCACTGGGCCCGATGCTTGGTGTGGCAGCTGGTGGAGTTATGGGGCTCGGGAGTGCTTTTGCAGTAGCAGGAACAGGGGCGGCTTCATTCGGGGCGCTGGCGGTTTCTTCATTAAGCGGTGTATTTAAAGCTTCTGAGGACTTGAAAAAGCTTCAAGAAAAGCTCGATGAAACCACTGACGCCAAGGAACGCGCGAAAATCATGGAGAAGATCAAGGTCATCCAGCAATCTCTCGGAAAAGAAGAGAAGAAGGCACTTGATACTTTAGAAGATTTTAAAGCGAATTGGCAGAGCATTGCTCAATCTGTGCAGAAACCAATTTTAAAAACGTTCACGAGCTCGCTGACGACGTTTAAGGGCGTTCTGAATAGTTTAAGACCTATGTTCAAAAGCGTGGCAAATGGCGGCGTTACATTAGCAAAAAGCATGAATGCGGCGTTTAAAGACACCGACATGCGGCGCTTTATAGATTACATGAACAAAAATGCTGGTCAGGCTTTCGTCACGTTTGGGAAAATAGCCGGCAACGTCCTCAGAACAGTTATGAATCTGATTGTTGCTTTTGGACCTCTTGGGAACGACATGTCAGCCAGCTTAGAAAAGGCCACAGCTTCATGGGTGAAGTGGTCAGCCAATTTAGGTTCATCTGAGAAGTTCCAAACGTTTATTGAATATGTCAAAACAAACGGTCCTAAATTGTTGCAGATCATTGGGAACTTATCAGGCGGTCTGACAAAGTTGTTTACCGGTTTTGCCCCTATGTCTCAGGACATGATGACATCCCTTGTTAACATGACTCAGAGGTTTAATGAATGGGCCGGCAGCGTCACGAAAACGAAGGAATTTCAGTCGTTTATTGACTACATCAAAACGAACGGTCCGACTGTTTGGAGTACGATTGGTGAAATCGCCAAAACAATCATCAATTTGCTTGTTGGCATGGCTCCGTTAGGGCAATCCATCTTACAAACGGTAAACGGGTTTTTAAAATTCACAAATGCAGCAATGCAAGCTAACCCTGCTATAGGGCAATTCATTGCGGTGGGCATTTCATTGCTGGGTGCATTAAGAGCGATAGTTCCTGCGATTGCCGCAGTTAGTGCGGTCACAAACGGGTTAAAAGACTTTGTTACTGCGGCTAAGTGGGTAAGAACGTTTGTCACTGGTACCGAAGGATTTACACTCGCTCGAATGGTATCACAGCTAAAAACCGGAATAATTTGGGTCGGTAAGTTTATTGCAAAATATACGGTCATGGCTGCTCAAGCCACAGCAAATGCAGTTAAAATGGCAGCGTCATGGACTGCTATGCAAATAGGCACGTTGGTTTCTCTTCTGAAATCAGGTTTAGTTCAAATGGGTTTGTGGATCAAGAATATGACTGTTATGGCGGCACAGTCAATTGCGCAAGCAACACGAACGGCAACGGCATGGACAATCATGAAAATAAGCTCTTTTGTAACTTCCCTTAGAGCTGGGATAGTGCAGATGGGACTTTGGATCAAACAGATGGTTGTCATGGCTGCTCAGTCTGTGGCACAAGCGGCACGTATGGCAGCGGCGTGGACGGCAGCGCAAATCAGTTCATTTGCATCTATGTTGGCAGCTGGAATCAAACAGATGATTGCTTTCGGAGCGCGTTTGGTTGTTTTAGCGGCTCTGGCGGCTGCAAACGCGGCGAGAATGGCGGCATCTTGGGTCATTGCTATGGGTCCTATTGCATGGATCACAGCGGCTGTAGTGGGTCTGGTTGTCCTCATCATTGCGAACTGGGATAAGATCAAGGCTTATACAGTAAAAATTTGGGGAATTTTGTCGAAATGGCTTTCTTCAACTTGGACAAGTATAAAAAACGCAGCATCGAAAATCTGGCAGTTATTTCTCACGTTACTTAAGAAAAATTTTGAGTTGCAGAAAAATGTCGTCCTGACAGTATACAATGCAATAAAAAGTTTTTCTTCTAAAATATGGAATTCCATAAAAGGTGCTGTTGTAAAAGTTTGGAATTCTTTGAAGTCTGCAGCGTCTACTGCATTCTTATATATGAAAAATAAAATAGCTGGGCACATATTAGCAACGCGTGAAAAACTCGTTAATTTATGGAATTCTGCCAAGAGTAAGGCGACTTCAATCTGGAATTCCTTGAAAAATGCAGCTTCAACGGCGTTTCTATATATGAAAAATAAGGTGACCGGGCATATTCTGGCTACGAGAGAAAAACTTGTAAATTTATGGAATTCAGCAAAAAATAAGGTCATTTCAATTTATAACGGGATAAAATCAGCGGCATCAAATGCGTTCCTTTACATGAAAAATCAGATCGCAAATCGCATAATTGCGACCCGAGAAAAGATAGTGAGTATATGGAATAGCGTGATGAAGTTTTTCAAAGGCATCAACCTGAAATCCATCGGCCGTAATATTATCCAAGGTCTGATAAACGGTATCAGTGGGATGGCAGGGGCATTAGCCAGCAAAATTAAATCAATGGCAAATGCGATCCCTAACGGCATGAAAAAACTTCTTGGAATTCATTCTCCATCGAGGGTTATGCGCGATCAGGTCGGTTATCACGTTGGCACCGGTATGGCAGCCGGTATTGATAAGTCACAGGCCAAAGTAAAAGCGGCTGCGGCGAGAGCGGCTAAAGCGGCTCAAAAAGCTGCTGAAGTGAAAGTGACCAACAAAATTAAAAACGCTGAAGTTAAATATGACACCAAGAAAATGGGCGCTGACACTTATATCAAGACGTTGCAGAAAATCCAGAAGCAAAACAAGCTGACAAGCGAACAAAGCCGGAAAATCCAGCGTGAAATCTATCAAGCTGCTAAAAACGCCTCTGACAAACAGAAAAAGCTTTTGAAAGAGCAACAACGCAAGCAAGCGAAGGCAAAGCTTGCGTACACCAAAAAGGTGTCTGATCAGATTAAACGAGCTGAGGCCAAGTACGATACAGGGAAAATCAGTGGTAACACATACGTCAAGACTCTCCAGAAGATCAGTAAGAAGAACAAACTGACTTCTGATCAGCAGATCAAAGTACAGCGTGAGATTTATCAAACTCAAAAAGCAATGGCTGATAAGGTCAGGAAGCAAAAAGAGAATGAGAGAAAAGCGGCAGATAAAATCAACAAAGGTATTCTCTCAGTCAATAACACATATCTGTCCAAATTCAAAAGCATCAATGACAAACTAACCTCAGACATAAAAGCGGCAAATGATGCCTATAAGAAGGAGCTCCAAGACCGAACAAATGCGATTTACAACGCAATCGGTCTATTTGACGATGTTTCAAGCGAGAAGGTTAACGGTTCAAAGTTGACATCAAACCTTAAAAATCAGCTGGCGAAATTAAAGCAATTTGACAGCGATATCGCAAGCATCGCAGGCAGGGCACCAAAGGCATTCGCTGATGAACTGAAAGAAATGGGAGTCGGTTCAGCAGATCAGATCAATGCAATTGCCCGCATGACTTCGTCTGAATTAGATGAGTACGTCAGACTTTGGACAGAGAAGCATAAACTGGCAAGCACGCAGGCGGCTCAGGAATTGACTGGCCTGAAGAATGAGACTGCCAAGAAAATTAATGAGCTTCGATCAGCTGCCAATAAAGAACTGAGCCTCCTGAAGAGCGACTACATGAGAAAAATTGGCGAGCTTACTGTCAATGTGAAGCAGCTAGGCTCACTGAAAAACAGCGGGAAAGCAATCGGTTATAACACGATGGCCGGCATTATTTCCGGAATGAGAAATATGAAGGGTGAGCTTGCGAAGGAAGCCAACACTATTGCCTCTACAATCGAGAAGACAATAAAGAAAAAGCTGAAGATCCATTCACCTTCCCGATTAATGAGAGACCAAGTTGGCGTAATGGTGCCAGCGGGAATCGCAGTTGGTATCCAGAACGGCATCGGAACGGTTCAGCGGGCGATGACTGCTGTCAGCGATGCCATGAATATCGAGCAGAAAGATATGAATCTTGCTTACGATACATCCATATCTAGAAGCGACCTGGGCACTGTCAGAAAAGAACTGAGTGCAGATGTCAAAAACCTTGAGTTACCTGAAAGAACTATCATTATCGAGATGGACAGCAAGAAAGTCGGACAGGGCGTTGAGAAGCCTGTGACAGACGCACAAAGAAGATCTAATGCAAGGAGGGTGAGATTTAATTGATCAACTATCAGGAGATTTTGCCCAATCAGTGGAAAATCACATTCAATGGGATCGATATTTCACCCTTCTTTTATGTGAAATCAACCACTGGGCGGGGAATATTGAGCCGAGAGGTGAATACAGCCACGATCGGGAACCGTCCAGGCGGTTTCTATCGCGGCACCAGACTACCAATTAGAACGATAACTATAGATGTTCTTTTTGCATTCAGCAGTGAAGAGGAATTGAAGAAGAAGCAAGAAGAACTGACTTATATTCTGCATACAGACGAGCCGAAACCCCTCGTTTTCCATGATGAGCCCGACAGAACCTATTACGCAATATTTGAGAGTGTATCTGAAAGCGAGGAGCAGGGTGGCTTTCAACAGGCTACATTGACCTTTATCTGTCCTGATCCTAAAAAGTATGGAGCGGCTTCGGAATCAGAACTGAATGCCGGGGTGCAGGTTTTTACAAACCCGGGGTATGCGGAGATTGAACCAAAAATCGAATGTGTTTTTAAAGAGGCGACCACTTCGTATGAGGTGGCTCTTTTAAATGGTGATGGATCTGTATCTAAGAAAATAAAAGTCGTATACAACTTCATCGCCGGCGACACTCTCATTATTGATTCTTCAAAGAGAAAAGTGACATGCAGCGGCAAATTAATCATGACTGCTCTGCAAATACAATCTGAGTGGTTCATGCTGCCACCAAAAGTACCAACCCAATTGAAGTTAAGCCATGCAAGTCGCATCAAATTCGATGAGGCTTATTTGTAAGGGGGTCCGTTAATGGCTGACATGTATATTCTTTCACCAGATGATCAAGTGCTGACAGTGCTGTCCAGCGACGGACAAGAAGCGTGCAGATTTTGGGATGCCAAATACAAAGAAGAGCTGAATAAAGGCTCTTCTTTTTCTTTTGTAGCAGATGCTTCCCATCCTGATGCGCGCTATTTGTTTGAAGAGAATCAGGTTGTTTTTAGAGATAAAGACGGCATTCTCCGATTGTTTGTGATCAAGGAGCTTGACGATACAGACGAAAACTCAGAGGTTAATACACTTGTGACATGTGAAGCTGCCATGATGGAGCTGGCAGAAACCTTCGTGAAAGACTTCCGGCCAACTGATAAAACAGCACAATTTGTTTTAGACAACGTGCTTGCCCGTTCTCGGTGGGTTGCGGAGGTAAGTGCTGAACTCGGTACAAACTCCACCACGTTTTATAAGAAAACAGCTTTGGAATGTATCGCTGAAGTGATAAACATCTGGGGCGGCGAGCTTCAAGATTATATCGAGTTTGACGGAAACAAGATCACAAAGAGAATTATAAAAATATTGCCACGGCGAGGAAAAGACAGCGGAAAACGCTTTGAGATAGATAAAGATACAGAGAATATCAAAAGGACAGTTATCAGCTACCCATTGACAGCTCTTTGGGGATATGGAGCCTCCATTGCCTCAACGGATGAGGACGGGGAAGAGACGGGCGGTTATTCGCGGTTTATTGACTTCTCAGAAGTAGAGTGGAAGAAATCGAAAGGTGATCCTGTTGATAAACCACTGGGGCAGGAATGGGTTGGCGATCCGGATCTATTAAAAAGGCTGGGACGCCTTAAAAACGGTGAATTGATCCACAGAGAAGGACAATACAACAATGAAGATATAACTGATCCAGTGGAGCTTTTAAAAGCCACATACAACCATCTCATTACAATAGCATCAAAAACTGAGGTGAATTATGAGCTGTCAGTTCAATTGCTTCAGAATGTACCAGGTTATGAGCATGAGCACGTTGAGCTGGGTGATACGACAATTGCCATAGACCGAAACTTTGCTATTCCGATAGAAACGTCGCAGCGCATCATTTCCATGGAATATGACATCACAGATCCTGACAATACCTGTGTCGTGGAAATAGGACAGTTTTTATCAGTTCTTCAAGGTGATGAGCGGATTAATCAGATAGAAAATATACTCGATAAGAATCGAGGTACTTGGGAAAGAAAGCCGTCTGTCGGAGAAGTCACTGACGGCAGTTTCCCTGACATTGTGCCCACAGTCCCTTCTAATGTATCTGTTAAGGGGCTTTTTTCGGGTGTGAGTATCACATGGGATTACGACCCTTCTTCTTATATTGCGGCTTATGAGGTTTATGGATCGCAAATAAAAGGATTCACCCCATCTATCGAAAACCGGCTATGGCGAGGCAAACAAAGCGGGTACCTACATGAAAATGCTGGCGTTGATAACGTTTGGTACTATCGCATACGGGCTGTTAACTACCATGAAAAAGCAAGCGAATTCACAGCAGAGTTTTCGGCAAAAACTCAGCGGATTCTAACGGATGACATCATGTTCAACAGCATTATAGCGGATCGGCTGGCGAATTTAGCAGTCACGGCTGATAAACTGGCGCGCAACTTTGACCAAGGTAATATCTTCCCGGGCTCTCTTTTAAAGGCGAAATGGTTTTACGATTACACATATACCTCTCATACAGTACAGGAAAAAGAATTTAATGAAATGACGGTTTCTCAGACTCAATTGACTGATCAATTATTTTTTGGTGTTTGTGGGCTAAGGGTAGCGCCGAATAATATCCAAAGAATGAAGCTTGAGCAAGGGAAAACATACACTCTTTCTTTTGAAGTGAAAAGAAATAACACAACTGATTTGAACTATATTCACCTTAAAGAAACGAATTCATGGTACAGGATAAGCGGCACAGATTTATCGGATATTTCTTCCTATCCTTCTGATCAGTTTGTCAGGGTTAATATTAAATTCACAGCCCCTACGACAAGCTCTGTATATACAATAGGCATCGGCGGCTTTAACAGGAATAACAATACAGAGTTATGCTCGTTCGTCATTCGAAAATTGCAAGTTCGCGAAGGCGATACGATAAAGGAGTATGGATACAGTCCTTATGACACACAACTAACGGACAACGTTATTGACGGTGATTACATCCAAGCCCTTTCTATCGGATCTGCTCATATACAAGAGGCAGCGATAGGAACAGCACACATCCAAAAAGCAGCCATAACAAGTGCGCAAATTGCTGAGGCGGCAATAGGAACAGCAGCCATTCAAAACGCTGCTATCGCAAAAGCTCACCTGAAAACAGCGATAATTGATACCGTCCATATCATTGACGGAGCCATTACAAACGCCAAGATTGGCAGTTTGTCAGCTGACAAAATAAATTCTGGTACGATTAATTCTATTAATATTACAGGTTCATTGATCAAAGGCGGCAAATTCCAAGCATTGAACACTAACCGTGATTTTGATTCTTATTTTGATGGAGACAAGCTATATCAGTACAGAAGATCCACTGCCTCAGGAACATATGGGGAATACACAAAATTAGACGTGCAGTCTAGCCTTATATATCAAGAGAGCGGATATGTAGACTCTGATGGTTCAAACCAGGAAATCTATCGAAGTGTAAGCATAGGGGATGGGAAGATTTCAGTTAAAGGGACTGGTAGAACCTCAACCGAAAGCGATGTCCCCGTTGTTGAAATGTACGGCTCTAAAGGAAGCGGCACTACAGGTGTACAAGGAATTATAGCGATTTCCAACGAATCGCCTACAAATAGACCGAAAGATATTTTCACACTGACAGGAGAGGTAAGCTCTATTGACATTGATGAATTAAATTATTTTTCATCATTCCAAAATAGGGCGCGTATTTCAGGTTCTTCTACTTTATTAGAATTAAAACCTAGTAATGCGGAAATTGATGTTTCAGGCGGCATACGAATGAAGTCGTCGAAGCGAACAATATTCGAAGGTGCGCCAGTCGAACTGCCAAAAAGCTCAATAATATATCCAGGAGACAGCCAATACACTACCGCAGAAAAAATCGTAGGCGGCAATGTAACTTCTCTTGTCACAGATATCCACGGAGAATTACAAAACAACATGTGCATATGCGTTACTCAATGTGATGTTGTATTAACGAGTGGTGGATCATATGCCTATGGTTATACTACGATCAACTTTGTTGATGGAAATTCACAAGGTGCAGAAAATATTTTTGCTGTGATGGCTACACCTTACGGATCTAATGCCAATAATGTGACTGCGGGGATAATGAGTCAATCCTCTAAAGGCTTTCAAGTTCATGTTAGGGGAACAGGCGCAAAGGATATGACCAGTGCATCCATAACGGTAAGATTAGTTGTCTTTTATGAAAAAACATAAGGAGGGAGGGATTTGATCAAAGAATTTGTTTTTAATCCTAGTAGCCGTTCGTATATAGAAGGGTTAGAAATGACAGAAACAATTGAGGGAATATCCCTTTCAGCTTGTAATTATCACGAATCAAAATTTGAAAAGGTGTTCTCCATGGACACAGTTGAATTTGACATCAAGACCGAATCAGAAAGAGTTGTCGGGTACGGGCTTCATATTGTCTATGTGAAAGCAACTGGCACAATGGAATATAAACTGTTTCGTATGGTAGCAGATCAAGACGGCTATTTTTGTGACTATATAGATAGTACCGAATACATGTTGATGAAACCAATTCTTCGTGTGTCAGTTTCTCCTGATGGGACGAAGTCAGGAGAATTTTACTTGCACCCTAAAGGCTAAAGGAGAGCAATGAAATGAAACTGGAGCCAATCGAAATAACTCCTCCAAATGATGCAAAAACAACGGAGGAGCAAATGAAAGAACAAATTTTAGATTTACAAAGAATGTGTAATGTTTTAATGGTAAACCAGCCATAAGATCGGAGAGATTCGATGGAAAAACGAAGTGTGTTTTACAACTTTTTTGAGGATTGCTGGAAGAATGGGACTGTTTTAACCATTGAGCTCAAAACACACGTTCAAAAGGGCCGTCTTACGCAAGAAGAGTTTGACGAGATAACAGCCCTTGAGCGCGGAAACGCTTATCCTGACCAAATAGAATAGGAGAATCAATATGGAAGAAAAGAAAACAAACGAAATGGATTTAGAAACGAAAGCGGAGCTATTCGAACGAAAAGCGGCAGCTTATCGCCAAAATTGGATGGATGCTGAAGATGTAATATTGTCGTATCAGTACCTATCAGAAAAAGATAAGCAGCTTTTAGCTGAAAAAGAGCAAGAAATCCAGCATCTGAAGGAACATATTGAGAAGTTAGAAAAGAACCTGAACAACTTGAAAGGTCCAGTAAAACTAAATCATCAAAAAAATTAAGCGGCGGAGAAGCGGCTTTTTTATTTTGCCTCTAAGGAGGTGAAAAACGTGAAATAGATATAAGGGGGGCGTACTAATGTCAGAAGTGACGGAGGTACCAGATGTGCATGCATTACAAAAAGAGATAATGGAAATGAAGGCGGGCCAGAAAACGATCGAACAGCGTGTAAATGTTCTTGAACGCGTTTCTGATAGACAAGACCAGCAAATCATGACATTAAACGAAAAACTCAACAAGATCGAAGAGAATACAACTTGGATCAAACGCACAATAACTGGCGCTATCATTACAGCGGTATGCACTGGCGTTATTGGCGGCGCAATCGCTATTTTTTATACTGTTTTGCAAAAATAAGGAGGAAAACACAATATGAAAAACTTTGACAAAGGCACGGTCATTCGGACGGTGCTTCTTTTGATTGCACTTATCAACCAAACAATGCTGATGCTTGGCAAATCACCTTTGGAGATTACGGAGGATCAAGTGAATCAGCTTGCAGATGCGCTGTACACTGCGGGCTCAATAGCCTTTACTATTGGCACGACATTTACAGCATGGTTCAAAAACAACTATGTGACAGCCAAAGGACACAAGCAAAAAGCGGTTTTAAAACAAAACAATCTAACCAAGTGAGCTGCCAGCTGGCGGCTCTTTCTAATTCAAAAACAGAATAGGAGAGATCATTTATGACAATCGCAGTGAAAAAGAACCTTGTATCAGAAGCAAAATACGCTTTAAAATGCCCGAATTACTTGGATGCTGAATACATTACCATCCACAATACAGCGAATGATGCATCAGCTGCTAACGAGGTCAGTTACATGACCGGAAACACCAGTTCAACGAGTTTTCACTTTGCAGTTGATGACAAAGAGGTTATTCAAGGACTGCCGTTAAATCGCAATGCATGGCACACTGGAGACGGCACAAATGGTCCCGGGAACCGTAAGTCTATCGGCGTTGAAATCTGCTACAGCAAGTCAGGAGGCGCTAAATACTACGCGGCAGAAAAGCTGGCTATTAAATTTGTGGCGCAGCTGCTTAAAGAACGCGGATGGGGTATTGATCGTGTGCGGAAGCATCAAGATTGGAGTGGAAAGTATTGCCCGCATCGTATCTTGTCAGAAGGGCGCTGGGATAAAGTCAAAGCGGCGATTGATGCTGAATTAAAAGCGCTTGGCGGCAAAACATCAAGTAAGAAAACAACTTCGTCCAAGGCAGTGAAAAAACCAAGCTCAAGCAAAAAGAAATCATCCTTTAATCTGCCTTCAGGCATCTTTAAAGTGAGAAGTCCTTTAATGCATAGCGATGCCGTCAAGCAGATCCAAACAGCGCTGGCGGCATTGCATTTCTATCCAGATAAGAAAGCCAAAAACTTCGGTATCGATAGTTATTATGGTCCAAAAACCGCCGATGCTGTTAGACGGTTCCAACTGATGAATGGTTTAAATCCTGATGGCATTTATGGACCGAAAACGAAACAGAAACTAGAGGTTCTATTGAATAAGTAAAGAGCTATTATAAAAAAAGAGTGTCGTTTTTGGACACTCTTTTTTTATAAAACTATTTATTTTCAAAACGTTCTTTTTCTTTATTGATTTCTTCAATTTCTTCTTCAATCTCTTGACGTATTTTGATAATTGACTCTTTGTACCCTCCATTAATTTTTTCCCATCCTTCTATACTATTAGCAGAATGATAATTAATATTGTATTCTAATTCTATGTATTTCTCAGTTTGCTCTACCGGAGTTTCGATTGTCCCTAAAGGAATAAGGCCGTTATTATAATTATATTGCTTATAGAGTGCTATGTCATTATTACCGTCATATCTAAGGGACTTCGACCATTTATCATAGAAATCCATTAGCTCAATAAGCTTAATCTGTAAATTAATATCAATAATATTATCGAGTTGGCTCCATCTTTCCTTATCGAGCAATTCAACATCGATTCTGAATAATTCAAGGTTGCTTTTATCTTCGTCCTCTAGTTTTTCAGTGATTTTATTTCTTTCTTCAGATGCTTTTTCAATATTTTCTATGATTTTTTGTACTTCTATTTTGATCTTAACTAGCGCTGGTAATTGTTCTAGTCTCTTCTTAAACGCTTGGTTTTGTCTATCTGCAGTTATTGTCATTCTGGCAACCACAAAAGCTACAATGCCACTTAATATACCTCCGGAATAACTACCCCAAAAAGAAAGCCAGTCACCGCCTTTGTACGTAAAACTTGTTGTAAATTGAAATAATGTCATATTTAAAATAAAGGGTATTAAAAGTATAACTGCCAGAATTCCTATCCAAAATCTCCAGTTTTTCAATTTATGTTTTAAGTTCAAAATTAATTTCTCCTTATTTTATTTTACGTTTATTATATAAAAATTTGGATTCGGATGGGCAAAATATATTTTTTGCTCAATCTATTGACGGTTGTAAACAGGTATTGTATAATTAAAATATAGAAAGGAGGTGCTGAAGTGGACGAGGTGAGAAACTGGATTCTTGCTATCGCTGGTATCGTGACCATCATAAAACACATCTACGACATATGGCAGAAGGAAAGCGAAAAGCATAGCAAGAAAAAGAAAAAGCGCTCCCGCCGGGTAAGCAAGAAGCGCTGATACACAGTGAGCAAAGGGGAGTAAATCCCCTTGCTCATACCATTATATCACGTCCACGATAATATGAAAAAATATTTTAAGCAGTACAGCACAGCAGATTTTGCCGTTTTGCTCTTATTGGTTGCCGGGATCGTCGCAATTGATCTGACCGATGAGGGTATGTCCGGGAAGATTGCGCATACTGTATTGATGATAGCCGTTGTTATTACCTTGTTAAAAGGATTCATTATGATGTGGAGAGAAAGCCGACATGAAAGAAAGCGAAAAAATTAAGTTTATCCAGGAAGAAGTTTTGACTGCAGCGGAAGCGGGTGAGCTGCTTGAAGTCACCCGGCAGCGTTTAAGTACCCTTGTGTCTTCCGGAAAGCTCAAACCGGTTAAAAAGGTTGGAACAGTTGCATTGTTTTTGTTGGGACATGTACAGGCTCTGAAAAAAGAATTAGAAGCCGGCCGGAAGAAGTACCGGCCGTATGATGAATGAAACCCTTCTGTAAATCGGAAGGGATTTTTTGTATAAAATTGTAATACGAGTGCCACCTATAAGTGACAGATTTAATATTGTTTGGTGATACTATATATTGATGACATAATCAAAAAACGGGGGTTGTGTCTATATATTGTGTTTTAATGTATATTAGCGAAAAATCGAAACACAATATATAGACATTGGTTTTATCGAAAAAACAAGATGTGGATTATACAATATTGTTTGAAATAAATCAAGCAAAAGTATTGCTAATCAATAACAAATAATCTAAAATTGGATTAGAGAAAGTTATGTAACAAGTTGAAAACCTGTAATAATATGTAAACTTTCTCTGGTTAAAAATCCTTGATATTGGGTAAAATAATTGTAATTTTAGTTATAGTTAAGGGGGTTGTAAAAATGTTTTGGGAGGAATTACGTTTATCAAGAGAACGCAGCGGATTATCATTGGGAGAATTATCTGCCTTGTCCAGTGTATCTGAAGAAACTATTGCGTGTTTAGAAGCTGAAACTGAAGAAGTAGATGAACAGCAATTAGAACAACTGGCTAAGTCTCTAAATGTGTCCCCAGGATATTTATTAGGAATTGAACCAGCCCCTAGCGTTAATCAAAGTACTGAAGCAAGATTTAGAATTCAAGGTAAACAACCTGCTGAATTAAATAAGGCAATTGAATTTGGACAGGATTTAATTGGCAAGATTGAAGAACTTAAGCATTTAAGTCTAGTTGATTAATGTTGGTGGTAAAATGAAAATTCATTCTCCGATATATAAAGACAATAAATATTATCAAATTGCAAAAGATAGATCTGTTGTAACAAGAAAAAAATTTGGTATTGAGGATGGGCCTATTACAGGTCCTATTTTTCAATTTTTAGAAAAAATGGATTGCTTTGTTGTAACGTTTGATTTAGGTCGTACAGCTGCAACAGGTATGTACTTAAGAAAAAAAGCAGAAAATGATGTTAAACTGGTATTAATTCATAATAAAAGAGTTAAAGGTCAGCAAAATTTCACAGCTGCACATGAGCTGTCCCATGTCCTCTTTGATAAAGACGAGCTTATAGACATCTGTTATCCTGACAATATAAAAACAAGGGATGAAAAAGAAATTTTAGCTGATCATTTTGCTGCGCATTTTTTAATGCCAGAAGAAAGTATAATCAATGATTGTCAAGGTTTAGATAATATAACTAAGCTAGACATTATAAAATTATGCGTTAAATATAAAGTCTCTTTTCAATCAATGGCATTAAGATTGTACATATTAGGATTAATAGCGAAGGAAGAATATGAGTATTATCAAAATCAAAGCAAAAAAGGTAAACTGAGACTCAGAGCAGTTTGCGAGGAACATGGTTTAGATAATTCAACCTTTTGCGTTCCAGAAGAAGCGTATATTTCTGAAGAGTTTTTTAATCTATTATATAAGTCATATCATAAAGCAAATATTAGTAGATCAGTTCTGATAAAACATTATTTAAAGCCATTAGAAGAAGCATTAAAATTAGATATTGAAAAGTATATTAAAATTGCAGATGAAAACTACCCTGATGAATTGGGGTGGGATGAGATATGATAGAGCGTTTTTTGACTGATAAAGTTGTAATAGACAACACTGTTCTCTCTAATTTTTCAAAAACAGGTTCTTTTTATTTGATAAAAGAAACCTTAAAAGGAATACCTATTATAATGCTTTCTGTTCAAAGAGAAGCCTACGAAGATCCTATTGTTAAAGAAGATGTTATGAAGGCTATAGATGAAGGATGGCTAAAAATCGAAAAAATAAAAGGCCGAAACATGCTCAGGGATTATTATATGCTATCAAAATCCTATCCTGGAACTCTAGGATATAAAGCAAAGTTAGGTGATGGTGAGGCGGCCTCCTTAGTGTATGCTTCGTATGAGAATTGCGCTCTTTTAACAGACGACAATGGTCCTAGAAAGAGAGCGAAAGAATATAATGTGAAAGCAGTTGGAGGCACATTAGCAATTTTATATTTTGCTCATGCTGAAAAAAAAATAATCAATGTAGATGAGTGTAATCAGCTGTTTACAGATATGCGTAATCTAGGTAGTTATTTCCCTAAGAAGTATCAAACTTATTCTATGGCATTACCAGATTTACAGGATAAGTTTCCAATAACTGAAAATGCAATAGAACTTGAATAAAAAGCCCGCCTTTGGTGAGCTTTTTTTAATTACCTCAATTTATTATCCACTTTTTTTGCAGTTTATCCCACTTCAATTCACCTTCCATCATTAAGCTTCTCACAGCTGCACGTATATCCCCTTCACTCTTTCCTGTTTTCCTTTTCAAATCGTTCAGAGTTGGATTCTTTCCATACAAATGCATGTTCACTATGATCTGATATACTTTCCGTTCAAAATCAGTCATTTGATCATCTCCCTAAAGGGATTATATAAGAACGAATGTTCCGCCTGCAAATATCATGTTATTTTTTGAAAAATAACACGAAAATAACGAAAATCCCACCCAACTGTGAAAAGATGCGGTTTCTTCTTGTATTATCTTCGTTGTTTTTTATCACGGAAACCCTTGAATGAAAGAGACTGAAATCACGCGAAAATAGGGTGAATTATGGGTGGAATGATGTAAAACCGACAAAAAACCCTTGATTTACAAGGGGTTGTCGGCAACGGACGTCATTTTTATGCCCTATTGATCCATTTATAAATTTTCGAGGCTTCTCATGAGTTCACTGAACTTGTGAGAAGCTTCTTTTTTTCTGTCTTTTTTGATGTGTAAATAAACCTGTGTAGTATGTACGGGCATACATGGCATTTATGGACCGAAAACAAAAGCAAAAAAGGAATACTGAGTCCTTTTCTAAAATCGAAGCAGACTTTTTTGCCAAACACGTCATCTGCAATTGATATTATTTTATCTGGCATTTTACCGTCTCGATAACGATTAGAAACGTTTACTATATATGACTCGCTTTCTTTATGGAAGCTATGTAAGTATCAGAATGCAATTTCTTCCCTATCTTCAAGATCAAAAGTTTCAGGAAAGGGGGTAGCGCCGAATAGATTTTGACATATTCTAAATAATCTTTTGGGAACTTTACTTGTAATGTGTCTTCTACTTCATTAATTTCCTTGTTACTAACAGGTTGCTCTCCGAAATCCCATTCAATCATATGAAATCTCCGCCTCGATATGTAAAACCCTTCTTTATGTAAGAAGAGTTTTAATTTTATTCAGCCTTTAAATATGTCCGGAATTTTATCTTGCCATATTAATAGCAATTCTCTAAATTGATCGGTTTCAATTGAGTTTTCATAGGGTTCTTCTATCCTAAAAGAGTTTTCAACAATTGTCACATCTTTTTTAATGAGAACACTTGTAGCATTTAACTCAATCTCAAAATCTTCATATATCCCTTCTAAAACCTTCTCAATGTAATCTATATACTCGTTGGCTTGTTCTTCTGTAGCGATGTTTTCAATGAAATCAGAGAAAATACTGATTTCTTCTGGCAATACTATTCCTAAATCACCAAATGGATCTTCTTCAAATTTATATGGATATTTCAT